ATAGAATTACTAAAAGTTCAAATAGAAGAAATTAAAGTTAAGACTAGCAATCCTTTACAGTAGTTATGAAAGTAAATGACAATACACAGATTTCACTTCCCATAAGGAATCTAGTTGCCATCATTGGAGCTGTTGCAGTAGGTGTGTGGGCTTATTTTGGTGTAGAGGAAAGACTTAATAAATTAGAAACTGCTGATCACCTTTTTTCTGCTGATCTGCTCAAAAAAGCTGAACAAGAGCCAAAGAACTTAGAGATGTTTATGTTAATTGAACATCTGTCTGGACAAATAGANTCAATAGAAAAAGAAATTGAAGCATCAAGATATAACAAAGTAAATATAGATCACTTAAAAGAACAAGTGGATATGTTACAAAAAAAAATAAATGGTAATCATCAATGATTGTGGAAACTGTTTTTGCCCTGCTTCTAATTGCTGATAATAAAATTATTGAACATCGTATTCAGGATAGTCTTAGTCAATGTCTTAAAGGTAAAAGATATGCCATGAGAGATAAAAAATCAGACGACAGAGTTCAATACCAATGTATTAAGTCTAAAGCCAATATAGAAATCTATATGGGTGAGAAAAAAATTACATCATTAATATTGGAATAATAAATGATTGATAAAATTTTATTAAAATTTTTTGGTTGGATAGATATGCTATCTGATGGAATATCAGATTTAGTTATAGAAAAACCAAAAAGAAAAAAAAGAAAATGTCAAAAGTGCCATCATAAATGTCATTGTAAAGATGAACTTCATGCTGACGAATATGGTTTGTGTACTTGCGACAACTGTAAATGTGGAGCATAAAATGAAAGACATAAAACATAGAGTAGAACATTTTTATTTAATGAATAGAGAATACATCTTAGGTGGTGTTATTGGTTTTATATTAGGAGCAATTATATTTTAATTTATGAGGTGCAACTATGTCATTACTGGGAAAGATTTTATATCTAATAGAAAAAATACTAAGAAAATTATACTCAAAGATTTGGTATTATAGAATTGTATTCACAACAAATTTAAAAAGGAGAACTAATGTACGAAGAATTAAAAGCAGAAGTAAAAGAATGTGAGGGTTATGTTAATAAAATTTATAAGTGTTCAGAGGGTTTTGATACTATATTTTATGGACATAAAGTAATACCTGGAGATAGTTATGAGCATGGTGTTGAGTACCCAAAAGAAATGGGTGAGGAAGTTTTTGAAAAAGATTTTCAAAGAACTGTAGATGCTGCCGAAAGACTTATTGGTGATAGATCAATTAATAATACAGCTAAAGAAGTTATTATTAACATGGTGTACCAAATCGGTGAAGGTGGTGTAGGCAAGTTCAAGCAAATGTGGAAAGCTCTTGATATTGAAGATTATGGAGAAGCTAGTTTTCAAATGTTAGATTCTAAATGGGCAAAACAAACTCCAGCTAGAGCAGGTAAGTTAGCTGGTAAAATGAGAGCTGCCAAATTATAGGAGGATATTATGTGGTTAAGTGCAATTAAACTAGCTTTAAATGCTGGTACTCATATTTATAAAAAGAAAAAAGAAACTCAAATGCTAATGGCAGACGCACAAGCTACCCAAGCTGCTAAAATGGCAAAAGGTGAAGTAGAATTTCAAGGCAAGTTATTAGAGGCTAGACAAAACGATTATAAGGATGAGGTCGTTTTGGCGATTCTCACACTGCCAATTTTGGTACTTGCATATGGAGTCTGGTCTGATGATCCAGCAGCTATGGAAAAAATAAATTTATTCTTTGAACATTTCCAAGCACTGCCGACATGGTTTACAAATTTATGGATTCTTGTTTGTGCAAGTATTTTTGGCATTAAGGGTACACAGATTTTTCGTAATAATAAAAAATAGATGTCAGAAAACCAAGACCTGATTAACGAATATAAAGATCAAGTTCGTATCTTAAAGCAAGAAGTAGCTGAACTGCAAGACGCAGGTAAGTCTAAGGATTCTGCTAATAAGAGATGTTTGCAAAAGCTAGAGTATTCTCAAAAAGATTTAGATGCTGCTTTAGAAAAAATAAAAAAATTAGAGGAACAAATTAAAACAAAAGATAAAAAATGAAAATAGCTTTATTCTTATTTATGTGTTCTTCAGTTGCTAATAATTGCTTACCACCACACCAAACATCAGAACTGCATAATAGTTGGTACGATTGTATGGTTTCTGGTTATCAGGAATCTTTAGATAAAACAATAGAGATAGGTAAAGAAGATATTAATGAACATGAAATATTTATTAGGTTTGCTTGTATTGAAGAAGAAGTAATTGTACCAAAAGCAAAACCTAAAGTAGAAACTTAAAGGCGACCATATTTCAGATCGCCTTTATTAAGTTAGTCTATTCTTTTCTTTTGCCAACTATCAGATTTTATTTTATACTTTTCTTCTATAACTTTTTGAATTGAATGCCAGATTTGACTTTCTAATTTTGTATCTGGTATTTTTGAAGTATCGGTAACAAGATAATCAACATAACCTCTTCTTTCAGTTATTTTAATAGTAATAGTTTTTTCATTTACTATTTCATTTGGAAAATCAAACATTAGTTTCATAGCCAAATCTAATGCTGGTGATTTACCTTCTGATGGTGAAGCTAAATTATTTTTTTTATTATTCATATATTTTACCTCCTTTCTTTTTTATTTACCCATTATACCACATTGGGTTTTTCAAAATTTTCAAAAAAAAGTTTTTATTAAAAAGTAGAGCAACAAAATTTTAGGGTGTTAAAGAATAGGTGCGACAATAAAATCCTTTTTGGATTTTTTACAAAAAATTTATGACAAAAAAAACTTGGAAAAAACCTCAAACTGTTATGGTTGTTGGTAATGGTTGTAGAATTTGTGGAAAAGAAATTACAAACGATATGAGCTTTTTAGCTTTTGCTGATAAGACTCATGCACACTTTGATTGCGATAGAAAAGATTATTACAAGAGCCTTATAAATAAAAATAAAGATAAGGAAATTAATAACCGATTAGGTTGATCTACTTGTTTAGCAGATCAAGTTCTAGTTTTTACTAGAGGGATAGGGTGGGTATAGAATCAGTTGCCTATGGTATAGCTGTGTACTTTAGGTTATCATTTTAGTATAACAACTTATAATTAAATTAAGATTCGTTATGCTAAATTATACTTTGAATATACCACAGCATAGAAAAGTTAATAAAACCAATAGTAATGTTGTTGGGGTTTTTGATTACAAATCAATTGCTCTACCATCTGAGCTACAAGGGCAACACATAAAAGCTTATATATATAGCCGAATTGAATCGCAAGATTCTTTTCGGCACTTTTTTTATGCCCAAAATATAGTGAGAATCGTTGGTAATTATACCAAAACTATACCACCGAACTCTATACTTTTTTTATACCCATTAAATAAGCTAGATAATATAAGGCAAAAAAAGGCAATTGATTATTTGCAATACTATTAGTGGTATAGTATAACATAGTTATAACTTATAAAAAGGAGAGAGAAAATGACTAATAAAATAACACCTAAATATATTGATAAAGTTANAGATAAACTTAAATCAATTATTGATAAAGAAAATCTTGGTTTCAATGTTGAGTTTGGATCTGCAAGATATGATTCAGATACTTTTACAATTAAATTAAAAGTATCTTTACCTAATGCTTTTAAGTGAAGAAGAAAAAGCTTTAGCACATGAGATAAAAGTAAGACAAGCAAATAAAAGTTGGATGAAACCTTTAGATACAACTAAGATTGCTGACATAACTACATCACAAGGAAAAAGAAAATATACACTTTTTGGATTTAGACCTAGATCAACTAAAAATCCATTTATTGTTTTAAATCTAATTGACAAGAAACAATATCTTATGTCTGAAGAAAGAGCAGAAATGTTGTTTGCTGATCTTAAATGGAAAAGTGATGTTAAAGCTAAAAATTTTACACCAACACATAAATTAGGAGAGAAATAATGGAACTAGCAATTAAAGATACAGTTAAAAGAGGTAAAAGAATTTGGCGATTTAGATACTATGGTTTAGATGGTCAGGTTAAATTTATTTCTGGTAAAACTAAAAGTGCAGTAGAACTTTTAGCAAAAGAAATGGTAGAAGAAATAGGTTTAACTAAAACTTCATCATCACAAATCTTTTTATCTGAAGCTTGGATAGATTTTTGCCAACACTTAGATTACAAAATTAGTGTGGGTAAAATGGCTAAAGGTTCTAAAGATGATTACATGAGTTTTTATTTAAACCATTTAATTACTTACTTTACCAATACAGATATAAGGTTAATTGATAAACATAAGGTCAATGACTTTGTAGAATATTTAAAAGGCAAGATTAGAGATAAGCAATTCAATTCTGATACTGCTAGGAAAATCTTTAATACCATGAGCCTTATCCTTGAACACCAAGTGGATATTGATAAGCTTGGCAAAAATGTTTGCAAAGATAAGAATTTTCTAAAAACCATTATAGCTCCTAAGAAACAAGTAAATACTATTGATTTTGATGAATGGTCGTTAGAAGTTATCGCTAACATAATCCAAGATATTAATAGACCAATGGTCAAATTAATGTGCAAGATTATGCTTGAAACTGCAATCAGACCTAGTGAGTGCAGAGCCTTAGATAGAAAAAGCTTATTGTTTAAATCTAATGTTCCAATGATTAGGATTGATAAAGCAGTTAAAAAGGGAAAGCATATCGGTACTACTAAAACTGAGAATGGGGTTAGGACTTTAGTTATATCTACTAAGTTAAAAGATTTAATTATAGACCATATTAATTCCTTGCCAGACCACCAAGATTACTTGTTCTTTAATAACAAAGGTAAATTTATATGCGTAGAACAAATAATAAGGGGCATAGAGGGGGCATTAGCTAAGAATAAGGTGCAACTACCCATAGATAGAAAGTCGTACTTCTTTAGGCATTATATGGCTACTTATTGGGCATATACTAAAAAGCATAAAGAGAATGCCATAGACTTAGCTAGGGATCTTGGCGATAAGGATATTAACTTTGTTGCTGAGAACTACATTAAACCTTTTAAGAATAATGGTAATGCAGCAGAAAATATAGATTACCAAAATCAACATTTTAATTGGAAATAATGATTGAAGCTATTATAATTATAGAGTTGGTGGCATTAACTTATTATTTAATTAATAATTAGTTACCACCAATATTTATTTATATTTTCAGAATTGTAATCTACAATTTTCCATAAGTCTTTTTGTTTTCTTTTAAAGTCTTCTATCAGCAAAACTGATGGCATCTTCTTCTTTTGTAAAAAATACTCATTAGTATAATGCCTGTATTTATCTTCTTTATGTTTTCTAAAAATTATAAAGTACATAATAAAAAAGGGGACAACCCTAGTTAAAAGCTGCCCCTAACACACAACAAATAAAAGATAAGTGGTTACAAAACACTTATCAGTCGTTTTCACTTATTATGATAATCACTTTAATTTAACCCTGTAACCATAGTGGGAGCTAAAGTTTTTTCAGAGTTATTATTAGGAGGATTATCTTTCCCCAATAATTCTGTAGCTTCACTTGTAAAGTATTCAAGTGGCTTTCCAAAAAATTTACCAATTTGAATTAATATAATTGTTGATACACCATTCTTACCTTTTTCATATTTCTGTATTTGTTGAAACGTCTTTGGTGGGTTTAAAGCATTAGCTAATTCAGTTTGAGTGCATGGTTTTTTTTTATCAACAAGATGTGATATTTTAAAAGTAACACCACATTCTTTACCTATAGATGCTGTGTTTTTATCTTCAATTAAAACAACTCTATTTAACCTAGCTTCTTTTATTTTTTTTCCAATAGCTTGATTTAAAACAATATCTGTTGCTGTTCTTTTTCTTCCTCTGTAGTTTCTTTTTGACATATCTTTCTCTCCTTTAATTTAAGCAGACTCCAAGCCTACAGTTTTTTACAACTTCTAGTACCTAACTAAAAAAACCTAATTATGATCCCATAAATGGTCTTTTTTGTTCTTCTTCCAAAATTTTTGAACTAATTTCTGCAATCAGGTTTTTCTTTTTTTCTACAAAGACTTTAAACTTTTGCATCTTTCTAGCTTCCTCATCCTGTTGCTTCTTTAGTTCCTGTATCACCTTTGGATCGGACATCTTGCTCCTTGTTTATTAATTTAATCCTAGACTTTTCTATTTTAAAATCTAAGACTTTAACTTTGGCATTTTCGCCAAAGCTATTTGACTCTGCTGCTAACTTTGCATTATCAAATTCTTCATCAACTTTAACATTAGCTTCTATAAAGCTTTCTTTAATCACCTTGCTCACTTTCTAAATTCCATTGTTGAATAGCTTTTATTAACTTTCAACATTGGAATTTTTTCTAATTGTTTATCTGTTAATTCTATATTTCTATGTGCTTGATTATTTTTGTTTATTAAATTTAATTTATATAATTCTGATATGATTGCTCCAGCTCTAGCTCTGCTGAATCTAAATTTTGAACCCACCTCTTTATAGGTCGGTGCATAATCGTTATGATGTATGTAAGTATTTTATAAATTTTAATACATCTAATTTAATTTGGCTTAAATATATATGTCCATTTTTCATTTCTTATCCTTGAATAAATTTGTTACATTCGCTGGTGTATCTTGAAGGTTTGCTCCATCTTTTTTAAAAGTCTTTAAATAATTAATTAATTTATTTAAGTACCAATCAGATTTTTCCAAATCCATTATAGCTTTGTCTAAAGTTTGACCACCTTTAGCACCAAACCTACATAAATGTTTTAAAGCAGAACCCCTCAAATATCCTATGTTTTCTTCTGGTGTCATTTGACTCATAATGGCATCAGCAGTTTGTATTGGTTTCTGATAATGAGGGGGATTCTTGCTTTCCATATTTTATTCCTTTTTTTCCATAAAGTCTGAAATCTTTAGACTAATATCTGGTTGGGTATCTTTTGTTTTTTCAACATTAAGCCATGCAGCAACTTTCTTTTTGTTGCCACCAACTGTTAGATTTCCCTCATACTGAGGATATTTTTTTCCAGCAACATCTGAATCTTTAGGTTGTCTTTTCCATAAAGCTCCAGANTTGTCATAATTATCTGCCATTNGTACTCCTATTTTGTATTTGTGATTTTAGTTTGTTGTATGCTGTTTCAACTCTCAATTGCTCAAAGGGATCGGCAGCTATTGATATTAGATCAGATTTATAATTTTCTCTAATAGGAGTTAAATTTTTTTCAAAATATAATTGTGATTTAGAATGCTGGGCAACAGATGTCATTTGTTCAATCCAAGCATCAGCTAAATCTTTTGTACTTTTTGTATTTGTTTTTGGTTTGGCAATTGGTTTAGCTTTTGGGAATGGTGCAGCATCTTGACCATCATCATTATCTAAAGCAGTTCTTAAATTTAAAGCATTTAGGAAAGCATATTTCCTAGCATAACTCATAGCATTACCAGTACCAAACTTATCTAATTTACCTAAAGCTGAACAACCTATTATTTCAATAAATTGTTTAGGATCTTCAGCATCATAAATTTTCATATTACATTTTATAAAAATATAATTATCCTTTACTTCATTTTCATATTCACAAACTGGATATAGCTTATTAGCCTTTAAAGCTTTCATAGCTACAGCTTGAACTTCATCATGCTGTAAAGGATTAAAGTGCATTCCTGGTACTCTTTCACCTTTTATTACTGGTGCTGCATCAGCACTAGCTTTACTTAATTTACTCAACACATTACTCATAATACTCCAACCTCTCTCATTGTTTTTAAAGGACTGTTTAAATCCTCCTTTAGTTTTTTTATTTCTGAATGTAATTTACCATTTGTTTGTTTGTGTGATTCTTCTAGTTCTTTTAAATTATTAATTTCTTTATTTTTTTTTTCAATTTTATCTTCTTGTTTTAAAATTAATGAATTTTTATCTACTAATTTTTTAATCAAATCTTTTTTATCTAATCTTTCATAATGATTAATTAATTGTTTAAAGTTCATAATTATTTTGAATGCTTTCTTTTTTTATTTTGAAAATTAATAGCTTCATTTGTTCCAACAATTCCCAAGTAAGCTAATAAAATAAAAATAATTAAACCAAAAATTATTATTGCTGTACTATTCATAATAACTCCTAAATCTTTTAATGATGTCAGGATCTATTCCTTTCCACCAAAAACCATTTTTTCTAATTTCACTAAAGTCAGGTTTGCAAAGCAAAGCTAAAGTTTTAATATCTCCATTGGCTAGTTCTAATTTCTTTTCCCAACACTTTTGATATAGAACTAACTCCTCATAATAATAATCTAAATTCTCAGGTCTAAGNTCCACACAGTTTTCAGGTGTAAATAAAATTCTATCGCTATCACTAGCATAAGTTAGAAATGGCTTATGTTTTGGCAGCAGTTTTGAATATAGAGCTATTTGAAGGCAGTCGCTATGATATGGGACTTTTGGGCATTTCTTTTTTGAATAGCTATAGCCTGATTTAGTTTTACTCAATGTGCCAAACACATTTTTAATATCCCCAAAATTCGTACTACCAACTAAATCTACATAAGCTAAAAAATATGTACTTATACCTTTTGCCCAATGAGTATATTCTAGTTCAGCTTTCCAATTTTGTTTAGGTATTTCATCAATATTATCTAAATGGTTTTGAACTAAAGGCTCTAAATTTTCTATAATATAATTAAATTTAATTTTATCTTTTTCATCTACAGCTTCATAATTAGTTATTTTATTTTGTATTAATTTAACTGCATCTTTGAATGTTTTATTTTTACATTTAATGGATTGAATAACTTCATGTGCAATAGTTCCACCAGTAAATGAACAGTTGGCTGGTAGGTTAGCTTTTTCTTTTGGGGTAAGGACTATGTAGTTTCTGAATCTGATGTCGTCAGGTATGGTGTTTTGGCTTTTACTTGTATGTTGTAAGCCGAATTTCTTATAGCAATCTCCTAAAATTTTAGGTTGATTCGTCATATAAGACTTTTATAACTATATTATAAGATAATGCAATAGTATTATAATCTATCGCTAATACTATTTTTTAGGTTTAGTCCAATGAGTTTCTTTTGGATAAACTATGCCTTCTATTTTAGATGAACTTTCAATATCAATATTGGTTACAACATCAGATATTTTTTTGTCGTTTATTACCGACCTATCTTCAATATTATATTTGCCATTGGATTGTGGTATTAACCAACCCCAATAAAGAATCTTAGTTTTTTTCTGTCTTACAACCGACAATGTATAATCGGCATTAGTTCTTATTTGGTCTAATTTTTTTATAAATCTTACAGAACCTTGCATATAACCTTGCTTAACAATAATACCTTTATGATAACCCCAATGTTCAATAACTTTTAATTTCCAATAATCTTTTTTATTAAATGATCTAACTTGACCATTTTGCATAAAAGCTCCACAAACATCTATAATGCAAGTTTTGGTAATAAAGTGTGTAGAAGATAATACTGGTAATCCATTATCTCTTTTTTTGTTAAAATATTCAGCTAATAATTCTGATAGTTCTAATAAACCAAAATTATGAGGATCAGTATGTTTTTTGTTTACAAGCCTAGACCATTTAACTTTCCAATTGTTAAATTCCTTAATTTTTTTACCTAAAGTTTCTCTTAATACTTGATCCCTAGAAACCTTATGTATTGTAAGTTGTTCTTCTAATTTGTCTTTTTGAAATAAACTATCCATTGGTGTCTTTGAAATATTAAACATAACACTCTCCTTTGATAATGTCTATGACCATTAGGTTATAGGTATATTATAACATAATCTATTTGCAACATTATTTTCAATAATTTATAACAGAGAGGTTTTATGATTCTGAAAGAGATAAAATATAGAAATTTTAAAGCTAGAGTAGTTAAATTAACTAGGAAACAAGCCAAATCTGGAGGTATGTATGGTTGCTATTTTCCAGATACTCAAACTATCGCCATACAAGAAAAGCTACCCAAGATTACTTTACTAGACACAATGCTCCATGAGATCGGACATTTTATAGCTGACAAGTCAAAGATTCGTTTAGCTAATTTAGGTGAAGAAGGAATCACTTCTTTTATTGGTTCAGAATTTGCAAAAGTATTTATGCAAAATCCTAAATTATTAACTTTTATAAAAAGGTGTACTGCCAAGTGAAAGTTTTTTTTTTAGTTTTACTTATAGTTAAAAGTCCTACTGGATATTATTATTTAAAAGTACCATTCGGTTATTCCTTAATTCCAATTACTTGTGAAGAAGCTTTTAATGAAAAAGTAAATGTAATTAAAAATCCTAATTACGAAACAGGTAATGGACAGAACTGGGTAATTTTAAAATATAAAAATTTAGTAGTTGGTGGGCATTACTGCATTGATGAACATGGCAATTATTACAATGGCTATGAAGAAAAATTAAATTGGGAGTTAGGACATTGAACGAAATAGAATTAGATTTATACGATTTGTTTGCAGCATCCCAAACAGGATTAACTAGGGTATTTGAATCATTAAGATTAAAACAAGATTGGGGGCATAACTATAAAGGTAGTGTTAATGACCAAATAGCAAAATCTATTAGTGGAGCTTGTGCAGAACTTGCAGTTTGTAGATATTTAGAAACTGAGTTTAACTTTCATGTTAATCAAGGTTCAAAGCCAGATATAATTTTCCATGATGTTCATTTACAAGTTAGATCACAACTACCTAAAAGAATTAATAGTTTAATTATTAGAAAAGGCAGTAAAGCTGGTGAAATATATATTTTAGTA